TTAAAGTCTGAGGTCTGTTTCCTCTTTTGCGTTGTTTTGCAGGTCCAGAATCCATAGGTGATCTAACAACTAAAACACCTCCAGATTCTGAATAATTTGTATTAGGTTTCTGCGGTAATGATATGGGCCAGATATATGATACTGCCATGATTATCTCCTTACGAGTTGATTACGAGAAGAGTTAACTGCCGTATTTACAGCACTACCTTTTCTATTAACTTCAGCAGCAACCATGTCACCAATGGTAACTTCAATTCTACGATTACCACGACTATCTACAGTTTCTTGAGTAGTTGCAGTAGCATTGCTATTGTTGTTAACTACAACCTGTACATTTGAAGAAGCACCAGCAGCTACAACACCTAGAGAACCATCAGCACCCCTGCGTAGAGGCATGATAGCTTCAGGTCCAGCTTCACCCATTAGACCTGTACCTTTAGCGAATTTGAACATTGTAGGGCTATCTACGATACTATTTGTGAAAGCACCACCTTTAGCGAAACCCAATGATCCAGCAAGTTCCATTCCACCTGCATCGTTCATGAAACCACCACCACCAGTAATCATGTTCATGATACCACCGAAACCACCAAGACCTTTGTAGATGCTAGACATTTGCATCTGCATTTCCATCCTGATTAAGTCAGCTATAATTGATTTCGTTAGATCACCAAATGATGTTTTACCAGTTAAGGCAAAGTCAGCAATAGCATCTGCCATACCTTTGAATACATTTTCAAAAGCATTAGCATAAGCTTGTTGACGCTTGTAACCATCGCTTAGTAAATATTCTTCTCTTTTATAAACATCGTCAGCTAAAGCTTTTTTAGCATCAGCTTGTTTTTTGTACATTAACCATTCAGAATAAGTAGTCTCTTCAGTTGCTGCAGCAATTTGTTTTTCATACTCAGCATCAGCTTGTGAAATTTTCTTTTTGTAATCAGATAGATTTTTAATTGCAGCTTTTTCATCAGCAGTTTTAAAGTCACCACCATATTGATCAGCAACTCCAGTGCGTTCAGCAGCAATACCAGCCATTACTTTAGCATTCTCAGCTTGAGCAGCAGCAAGTCTCTTAGCTTCTGGAGTAGTAGCTTCTAATGCAGCTTTTAGTTGTAGAACTTCATCTGCACCGAATCGACCCTCTTTAGCATACTTATTAATAAGATCAATAGTTTTGTAATATTCTTTACCAAGATTTTCAGATTTACCAAGTAGTCTATTTTTTAGTTCCAATGCGTCTTCTGCTTCTTTTTCAGATTTAACTAATTTTTCATTAGCATTAGCTTGTTGATAAATAGCGTCAATTTGTTTCTTCTGTTCATCATTGAATGACTTATAAACATCACTTTCTTTTACCTTATTCAAAGCTATTTCGGATTTTGTTAAATCCTCAACGGCTCCAATTTGAGTTTGATAAAATTTATTAGCTGTTTCAAGAGCGTTTGCAAAATCTTTTTCAGATTTTACTAATTTTTCATTAGCAGATGCAGCACCATATAGTGCCTCAATTTGATCCTTAATAACTTGTGGAGTTTTTTCCCAAAGTGGATCAGTACGCAACTTTAATAAACTAACTTCAGCTTTAGTCAAATGATCAAGAGCGCCAATTTGTGTAAGATAAGCTTCAGTAGCTTGCTTTACATTCTTTTCATCGAAGCCTTGTTGAGCTTTGATTCCTTTATTTTCATCCTTTAGACCTTTTTCTAACTTAGTAACATCAGCAGTATTCTTAGCTTTTTCATCACCAAGTTTTTTCTGAGCAGCAAGTTGTTTCTCAATACCTTCAATAACTGCTTTAGCACCTTGAATAGAATTCTTACGGTACTGATCAGTCATAAATCCATCACCAGCTTCTAAAGACCTTAATTCTTTTTGAGCTTCTGCTAATTGTTTAGCAAGAGGTACTGCACGACCGATGTTTAAAATTTCATTCCATACCATCTTAGCACCTCTGGCTACATGGAAGAAGAAATCTTCAAGAAAACCCATATCTTGTTTGATTGCTTTAGAAGCATCTCTTAAAGCACCAGCGTATGCTTCGGTTGCTACTTTAGCAGCTTCGGTATATTTTCCAGCACGTTCTAACTGTTGAATATGTCTTAGTACTGAAACATTTATTGTTCCTAATTCTTTAGCAAAAGGAATTAAACCTTCAAGTGGTTTCTCTGATATTTTACTGAAGTTTTTAGCAAGTGTTTCTGAGCTAATACCTGTTATTCTACTGACTTCAACAATTGTAGTAGCTACTGTTTTTAAGTTATTAGATGTAATACTACCTGCTTTAGCAATATCGGTGATAGCAGTAACATAAGCTCCTACATTACCTTTTGAACCAGCAAATGCTTCAGATAAAGCAAGAGCAGAATCTGTAGTAAGACCAAGCGAACCACCTGTAAGATTTATAGATTTAGATAGTGCTGATTCTTCTGCAATAACTTGTTTGAGAGCAACACCGTATGCAATGAAAGCAGCGATAGCACTAAAAATAGCTGTAGCAACAATACCTGTTACTATAGTACCCATAGTCATAAAGCTTTTCATTAAAGTACCATTAGAACCATCTAGCAATGCAATTTGATATCTTACATATTCTAGAGCAGAACTTGTACCCGTAATGTCCATGATGAATGTCTTAACTGATTTACCAGCAGCCATGAATGCACCAACTAATGCACCACCTACAGCAACACCTACATCTTTAACGCTACTAACCATACCTAGTGTAGCTTTAGTAAGCATGTCACCCATGTCTTTACCAGCAACACCAGCCAAAGCAAACTGATCTCGTAACTGACCACCCTGTTGTAACAAGATAGTTAAAGGTGCTTGACCTGTGGCTAAACCAACTGCAATGTCGGTAATCTGTGGACCTAGTGCTCTTGATAGATAATCAACTTGACGATTACCTGCAGCTTTTTGAGTAGCCATCAAAGCGTTCTTATAAACTTCAAGTTGTGTAGTTACTTCAGCAGCAGTTCTACCAGATGCTCTTAATGATTGTTCAAACTTAATCAATCTATTATTAGTTGCGCTAGTTATATCACCATTGGATGCAGTCAACCGAGTAACTCTTTCCATTTCATTAGCAATAAACTCATTAGCTTTAGCAGCATCATTTTGTGATTTAATCTGAGCTTTTAAAACATCATTGCGTCCCTGTTCTGCAACTTTTAAAGTATTTACACTATTTGCAACACCTAGATACAAATCTTGTTGTATTTTTAACTCGGAGTTAAATTTAGTAAGACCTTCACCTTGTGTTGGATCAAGACCAACAGCCTTTACCTTACCTTTAATCTCACTAGCAATTTTACTGTACTCTTTTAATTGATTAGTAGTTAAAAAGATACCTTTGGCAGCAAGTTCAGAACGATAATTTAAACTATCATATTCTTGTGTAATAGACCTAACTGAACCGATTGCGGAATCAAAAGGAGATTTAGATAGTTCTCTAATATTTTCTAAGATAGCTTTATAAGGTTTTAAAGCTTCTTCGGTTGTTGCACCAAGACTTCTAGCCAACTGCAATACACCAGCTTCAGCAGATGTACTACCTTTAGCCATATCGGTATAACGATTCGTTAACTTGTCAAGTAGACTGTCTAACTTAGATGAGCTATCAGCTACCTTAGTGTCTCCTTTTACTTTATTTTCATTAGCTTTACTTGCTTTTTCTGTCGCAGTAGATACTTTAGCAGTATTAGTAGCTAAGTCTTGCATTGGCTTATTCAATTTAGATACTGCTGTACCTAATTCTGCAACTCTAGTAGCTGCTTCTTTTAATTGTGTCGTATCAACTACGAACTTTAATTCTGCTAAATCCATAGCATTTTCTCCTGTTGTGGATGTAAATTTCTATGTGTATAAACTACACCAATTCGTACACATAGAAGCCCTCGTTAGAAGGCTACTATTTATTTCTTAGAAGCTTTCTTGCGTTCTAGTTCTGCTTCTTTTGCGTAAGAGTTCAACGCTTCCATATCGAAACGTTTGAGTAATTCAAGTTCCCATTCTTCAATCTCTATATGTATTAGATCAAGATAGGATTTGATATCTGAATATGATATTGGGTTAACTCCAAAACCATTTGATGATCTGGAGTTATTAAGATCAATGAACCATTTCCAAACTTGGCTGCAACTCTGAGGTAACTCTTTAAGTTCTTCTAGCTCTTTGGGTTTTACACCAGTTTGTCTCCATACGGAATTTAACTGATCACGAAGACTACCTGAATTACCGGACTTTCTACCAAGCTCAAACTCTTGTTTAGCAAAAGTTATAGCATCATCTAGTTCACTCTGATCGAAAGTTTAGCAGTTGACCCGCTTCCTCCATTACTTGGTCTTTAATCCAAGAATATTCTTTGAAGATGCGTTCTGCATTTTCTTTTGTAAAAGGTACTTCTTTACCATTTTCAGTAATGTTCTTCCAAGAGATAACTCGCACAATAGCTGATTCTACGCTTAGTTCTTCAGCTTCCTCTAGTGTCATATCATCTACGTCTTTACCACGGCGTTTAGCTTGCTGTTCACGTAGTTTAAATTCACTGTACTTCTTGCGACCAAATGCTTTTACTGTCTTGGATTGATCACCACGTACTGTAATAAATACTCCAGTACCTTCGCCTGTACCGGGAAGCTTTAGTTCAAATTCAAAACCAGCTTCTGCAATCTCTGTGTAATTATGTTTTGCCAAATCAAATGTCATAATAGTTCCTTTCTATTGTTAATGAAGTACTGATTATAGCATATTTTTTAGGATAAATCAAGAGGTTGTAATAAAGAAAAAAC